CCCATAACCATTCCAGCATCAACGCCTGTGACAGGCACATTGGCGTTACCAGAAACGGTGGCGGTGCCTTCGGTAAAGGCTAAAGAAACTCCTGTGATCGAAACTACAGCAGAACCGACTGCAGTGGCTGTGCCTGTTTCAAAGGAGGCTTCTACTCCTGTAACATCCACATTGGCTGAAGCAGCAACGGTGGCGGTACCTGTTTCAAAGGAGGCTTCCGCACCTGTTAAAAGAATATTTGCATCACCGGAGACAGTAGCCGTGCCTTCCGTAAAGGCTAAAGAAACTCCTGTAACAAGGACATCGGCATTGGCTTGAATAGCAACCGTGCCTGTTTCAAAGGAGGCCTCGACACCCGTGACATCAAAATTAGCATCACCGGAGACAGTAGCTGTGCCTGTTTCAAAAGAAGATTCAACTCCTGTTAAAAGAACATTCGCTGTTCCTGTCGCATCAGCCGTGCCTGTATTAAATGATAATTCTTGTCCTGTAACAGCAACAACAGCACTACCCGTAATGGTAGGTGTTCCAATAACTGCATCTATTTGATCTTCAGCTGCGGTAACGGTAATACTTCCATCACCACTAATAATTAAGTTCTGAAGAGCAATGTCGGAGGATACTCCTGTTGGAGTGACAACCGCACTTCCAATAACTGTTTCATCACCGAGAGTAAAGGATAGACTTTGGCCTGTTAAAGAAACGACAGCATTGGCTGAAATAGTAGCCGTGCCTAAAGTAGAAGTAATCGAAACGCCTGTTAAGGCAACATTAGCATCCGCAACAATAGCAGCAGTGCCTATCGCAGTGGATAGTTGAACGCCTGTGATGGCGACAGTGACATTAGTAGAGCCGGTAGCCGAGAATGGTGCCTCAGCAAAGGCGACTCTTCCTAGCATCATCTAGGAACCTCCTAGCTTATTCTAAGAATTGCGTTTGTAGCGTCGTTTGTTGGAAACTGAATTGTAAATGTTCCTGATGTCGATGTCTTCACACCACCAAAATCAATCACTGCAATCGCTGCATTGACGTTCGCTGATGAAGTGTTGTAAATCAAAGCTGCTTGAGCTGAGATGGTTGCACTTGTAAATGATAAATCATCAAAGTCGACAAAAGCTGTCGATGCTGTTGCGCTCGTTTTGGTTAAGCTGACGCTAGCATTTGCTAAAGTACCACCGCCCGCTGAATATGAGCCTGAATCACCAACTTCGTTTGAAGCGGAATAGGCTGATGTGTTTGCATCCAATGAAGCTGAATCTGTATAGAGAGCGAGTTTGATTGTATCGCTTGATATATCATGGTCGCCATCTAACAACTGCTGTTTGAATGTTGCACAAACTGCTTGGTTAATTGCCATTTTTAGTTACCCCTTTATGGTGCCTGTGATTTCATTGGGATTCTTACCACACCATCACTGTATTCATCCCTACGTTTACGACCCATTTGCTCTTGAGCAAAATCTTGCAGAGCTACTTGGTACTTAGATTCGTATAATTGCATATCTTGAGGGTTTTTCAAGTAAGAATAAGCTTCAGAAAGAACCCCATAGATTAAAACCTCTGGAGCATTATTAGAGATAAAGGTTGTCGTTGTTGTATTACTTGTTCCATCTCCTAGTCGTTCTGGTTGTTCATTATACCAAACGGAAATAGTATAGGTATCATCAGGAGTAGGCGCTAAAATTAAGGTATTGTTGTCCCAATTAGCCCAATATTTAGGTTCTCCTGTGGTTGTTCGGTTGCTTGTATATTCATCAACAAACGTCGTATCTCGTTGCTCTAACCAAACTCGTGCATTAGTTGAATTATTTGTAATAATCTGAACACCTCTAGCTAATCGAAAAGTGCCAGGCATGTTTGCTAAATCAACAAAAGAATTGTTAGCAGTGAGAGTGGTTGTCGCATATCGTCTTTGTTCATCTAAATCTATTTGTCTAGCAATTTTATTTTCAATATTCGTAATAAACACATTAATAACGGAATTAGACAAGACATTACTGTCTACCTCGGTGTAGTTTCTGACATTGGTTAATAATTCACTATAGTTCATGATGTTACGATTGTTACTGTACCAACTCTACAGGATATTAGCAAGTCATCTTCTTGCTCTGAAGGCAACATACCATTAGAAGTAAAAGCACTGTCTCCTGGTGCTCCAACAAAAACAGTCATGGGTTCAATACGAGCAGGTCTTGGATTTTTCACCGCTATGGCATCTGCTGCGTGATACGGTGGATCTAGTTGAGGATGTTTAGGCTCCCAACACTCAGGACAAGTAAATAATCCATTCCATTCTTTTTTAAGCTGTAATAATTTATATTGCTGACCACAACGATCACAGATACCTACCGCAAATTTTCCAGTTGCAAAAGCCATAGATTAACCTCCTGGAAAGAAATTCGACGGCACAATATGCACAGAAGTTCTTTGACCATTTTCAACAAGAGCTCTTTGCATTTCATCTTCATAAATCATTTTTAATTGCTGAGTTAGCTCAGGTCTTTTTTTCATTGAAATATAGTAAGCCATACCAGATGCAAGGCAGGGAATAAAGTTATAGTAGACATCAGGATCGTTTGTATAGGCCCCTGCATCTTCAATAATTCCTACATAATAGTAAAATATCTGACTGCCTGTTGTATCAGGTGTTTGATATAAAGTAATAGTTGGAACATACTGTCGATCAACATAGTATTGACTTGGTGTTCCTTGAGAATTTTTATTAGGTAAATTAATATACTCAGAACGAGATATTTTAGTCATTGATGTATCTTGTTGAGTACTTCCTGATCCTGTTCGATATACTACTTCTAGAATATCGGAAGCATCGCTTGGAGCATTATAGGTGGCTGTGCCTTGAGTTAAGTTTTGTGTATAAGATTTAACTTTCCATAGATGAACACCTCTGTTGCCCCACTCAGCTAATAAAATATTTAAACTACGACGGGCTGTTCGTAAGTCATAACCTGATCGAACAGACGAAATCATACATCTTTCAAATGCTTCATCGATTAGTTCATCAATGCTAAGAGTAAAACTTGTTGTTCCTGAAGTAGTTGGTGTTGGCATTTATTTTTTCCTTTTCCTTGTAAAAGTTTTTACGTTTGTTGGCTTTGGGCCTGTGTTGCCTGCAGCTCGTTTACGCTTCACGGCGCTTGCTCTTTCTCCTTTGCTCATGGATCTTGCTTTTGCTAAAGGAACACATTTTGGATAACCTTTTCTTGTTTCACCTTTACTACGACCACAAGGTTTAAAACCACCTTTGCCATCAGGCGCTCCAATGTCCACCCATTTTTCTGCAACCCATTTACGTAATCCATTTTTAGCCATTACACAAACTTAGTGACCTTTCGTCTGTCTTCCATGATACCCCCACAAGCTTTAGCAATACCCTTTTGATTATAGTCAGAAACTCTTTTTCGTTGTTGTGAAACTTCGTTAACCGTTCCACCAATAGCTTTTTTCTTCGGCTTATTTTTTCCGCCAGGAGTTACTTTGCCTGAGCAAACAGCACTTGCATACATATTGGCATAAGCACTTGGATAAACCTTAAACTTACGCTTTGCAGCTGCTTTACCTCTAGCACAAAGTTTAGCCACGTTTTTTACTCTTTCCTGCTTCGCTTAAAGCGATAGCAATAGCTTGTTTACGACTCTTGACCTTAGGTCCTTTTTTAGAACCAGAAGTGAGCTTTCCTTTTTTGTACTCCCTCATTACTTTAGAAATCTTTTTTTCAGCTTTCGTTTTCATTATTTTTTACCTTTTTTAATAACTCCTCTGGCCATTAAAATATCTTTTTTAGTTACTTTACCATCTCCACTCATATCTGGAAATTTTGATTTTTTAGTTACCTTTTTGGATTTCATTTTTGTTTTCATTTTTTTACCTGGCCCTTTCGATACTTGCATTGACTCTTGTGCTCGTGTTATAGTCATATCATATGTCCTTTTTAGTTGCAAACATACCACCAATTGAGGTACTTGTTAAGAAGGAATATCTATACAATCATGAAAAAGGACATGGAGAATATGAACCTGGTATTTGGATTACTACGAAATCTATTCAAGGTAGGGCACTTTATTTTGAGACCTACCTCTATGAGACGGGAGCTTTATTTGATAAACTTCCTATCTCGGCGTTCGTTTGGAAGAAAACGGATGAAAAGATGGAACTCGAAAACTTAGAGCTTTGGGACGCTTTTAGTTATCATATTTCAATTATTCAAAAAGTTAGTGTTGGCTCAGGCAAGTGTAAATACTTAGCTCCTAACAAAAAATGGTATTTTGGTGAATATTTATTCACAATTGATAGCTGTCATCCTGAGTACAATATTCCTGATATCGGATATTCGGAAATACCCTCTCAACATAAATCTTTTAATATCATACAATTAGATAATGGTTACTTTGCAGCACAGCCTAATAATCGTGTAATTTTCTACGATAAATCACTTTCTCCAAAGAAAATGAGATTTCCTGATTACAAAGTCTCTACAATAGAGTATGGTGTAGAGAATAAATCAAAATGGACAGCAGGGGATGATGAAAGTTTTTTCTACAATTTCGAAGAAGCCGAGTAAAGAAGAACTAGAAATAGTTTTTGAACCTGACTTTGAATTACCTACAATTCACTAACGACCTTGACCTCGATAAGCTTTAAAATTACGTCGCTTATGTTTATTCATAGTTGACCAACTAATTCTACCGTCGCCAATAGTGGTTTTCTTAACCACATGTTCAATAACCTTAGAACTATCTGTTTGTTTCTTTGCCATTAGTGTTCCATTTTGCGAATGCTTTTTACGAAGATTCTACCTTGAATTTCCTCTAGCTCCGCCTCTACTTCACCACAAGTAATTAATACTGTTGGACCCATGTTACGTTTCATTAGACGCTTTTTCTCTAAACAATCACTAATACTTTCTGTATAAGTGTGCTCTAATAATTCACCATTGCCACTAAATAAACAAAGAACAATTACCACTTTCCACATTAGTAACCCCCGTTTCCATTACCATTTGCAAACTTAATTTCTCTTGTTGCATCTTTTAATTTTTCAACATCTTTTTCTAGCTGATCTACCATTTCTTCTAAATGTTTAATCATAATTTTCGTGTCAGCATTTTCATCTAAAGTCGCTTGTTGTTTTTCAACTTGTCCTGATAGAAATTCTAATAACATATATTGTTCATCATCAGCAGGTAGATTACCCATTAAACCTCTAGGCCATTTAATTCGAAACTCTGTGTTTAACTCCACATCCTTTTCCATTAATTCTAATCGAGTAGAATGTTGATTAAGGGTTTCGACTATTCCGAAATAAGCATAGACTCCCAGTGCCACGGCAGTGACAATAGAAACCAAGTTTCTAATTGGCATGCCAACTGTTGTTTTGTCACTTATTTCCAATTAGCACCTCCAGCGTTTACGTGCTTGTCTTAATCTTGAATTGGGGTCTTTGGCTGCTTTAGGAAATTGTTTCATTTGACCCGCAGAACGAGCACAGAAAGATTTTCTTCTTTTAGCATCTTTACTGCCGGGTTTTACTTTCCCTGTTACAGCGGTTTTTAATTTTGAACCGGGGTTCTCTCTTCTATAACGAGCGACACCAGCGCTTGTCATTCCCGCTCCAGACTTTGTAGAACGAAAATACTTTTTTGTTTTTGGTGGCTGTACGTCTCTTTTTCTATTCATTATAAACTGCTTCCATTTTTAACATATAAGATACTCATAGACGCAGACACATCAAAACTTACAGAATTTGAACTAGATACAGCTCTAAACTCTATATCTGTTTTCTCGGTTAATTTAATTGGAAAACTATACATCTGTAGATGATTCCCGTCTGTTAATACAATTACTTCTTTTGTGTTAAATACTCCACCCTGTGGTCTTGCTACTAACAAAGTTTTTAAAATAGCAGGAGTATTTGAACTATTCCCTGTTGAGATGTTTGTTTGATGAATATAAGCAGTATAGTTAGCTGGTACAGTCCAAAAAGCTTGAAGCGTTTGATTAGTTCCGTCTCCATTAATTGTAGTATAAATATTTGCAGGTACACCTGTCGTCACTGTTCCCGTTCCTACATAAATAATTCCTGCGTTTGCCCCGCCACTTCCTGCGGTTAAAACTATTGCTCTGTTTACTCGTAGAAATGAATTAGTAGTCGTAACAGGCGTTTGACCATTTAGTGTTATTGTTTCAGAAATTTCATTATAATCTCCGTCTAATCCAGAAATTAAAACTGTTCTTGCACCTGTTCCTGCTGACGTATCATTTGTGTCAGAACTAGATACTGTCATGGTAGTTGCACTTGGTGGATAAGAATATAAACCTCCTTGTGCCCAAATAGTTTCTACACTATCTCCAACAGCTGCATTTTGTCCAAACTTATAAACATGTTTATGATAAGCAATTTGACCCTGAGCCACTTGAAGTTCAAATGGCTCAGTTTTACCTAGTTTTGATATTGAGGTAACAAGTCTAGCCATTATTACCCTGTGTAAAATACACTCACAGTGCAGTTTACTGTTGTTACATTTAAGTTAGAAGTAAATAGAACACCCTGTTCAGGAATGCTCATTGCCACATCTGAAGTGCCACCTGTTACTGCTACATTAAATTTAGCTGAAACGCCATCGTTAAAGGTAACAGTGCCATTACTTCCACTAGCACCAACACCAATAATAAATCCCTTTAATCGAGATCGTTGGGTGTTGATAGTAGTAGTTACATTGGCTGCCCCGCCTTTAACTAATACATCACTATCGAAGGACATGACTTACCTCCTATGCTAAGTTGTTGTTTTGAACGTATGATACAACGATTCTTGCAGCACCTGCAGAAGAGTCTGTATTAGCGTCAATATATTTAGCTGCTAATTTTAAATCAGAAGTTCCAGTGTCTGTCCAATTAGTTACTAAAGCAGTTGCTCCTAAAGCAGCATCTCCTGCTGCAGAAACGTCTGCACCATCAACATATAGATCAGAATTACCAACAATACCAATATCCATTGTGTCTGCGCCTGTACCATTAAATGCAGTAGTTACTAAAATTTTAATATCTACGATTTGTGAGTTTGCAGGAATAACAATACCCAATGCTTTATCAGTAGTGTTTGTGTATGCAATGGTGTCTGTCTGTGACATTACAACGTAGCCAGTATTAGCAACGTCGGTTCCTACAGTAGTTCCTGTAGTATCTTTGATTGTTCCAGCCTTAATTGGACCAGAAAATGTAGTTGTTCCCATGTCTACCTCCTTGTTAGTAGTCTCTTTCGAGTCTTGGGGTTAATAAGATTATATATTGACATAAAAAAAGGGCGGAGTCAAAGACAACCGCCCTTCTTAAAGTGATTATGTTCTTAAATATTAAGAACCTTGTGAACCGTATACAGCTCTAGGATCTGAGAAACCGAAAGAATATCTCTCTCTGGCTTTGTATCTCATGTTACCTGTGTCGAAATCACCTTCCATAGCAGTTCTGATAGGTGTTCT